TAGTATTACCCGGTCACTTCGTTACAAACACACGCTTTGTAACGTCCCCCTTATGTCACTATATAAGGGCAGCATTTTTCCTATAAATGCCCAAACGCGGACGCTCTCGGACTCGCAAGAAGCGCCCCTGGCAACGCCGATCTTCTTCCGGTAGCCGCCGCCGTTACCCACTTCGAAGCCGTCGCCGACCCCTCGCGCTGAAGCAACACGCCTTTTGCGAGCGGGCTGAGAATGAACAAACTATTGTTATCAACACAGAGGCAGCCGCTACTGGTTTGTTTGAAACTTTTACTCTGTCTAAGATGAGGCAGCAGGCATCCTATGCTCAGATTTTCGAGTTCTATCGCATCGATAAAGTTGTCGCCACCTTTAGGTACAAGAATGTCAACAATGCAACTGAAACCACTGGTCGTGCTCAGAATGAAGTTAACCCGTTGCTCTATTTCAAGGTCGATCATAATGATAATACTTCGGACAGCCTGTCCACGATGAAGGACTCAATGAAAACCAAGACCCATATGTTCACCAACAACAACCCTGAATTTTCTATCCAGCTTAAGCCAGCTATCCAATCCGAGATGTACAGGACGACTCTCACCGCCGCTTATACCCCGAAATGGGGTCAATGGATTCCCTGCGATGATCCTACGGTACCCCACTATGGAATGAAAGCTTACTGTTGCGCTTTTAAGAATGCCGATTGGAACCCCGGAAGTCTCCAAGTCTCTTTTAAGTATTATGTGTCGTTTAAGAATAATGAATAATGTAATTGTGTAATTTCAACAAAAACTTTGTAGTATAACCCTCGGTCGATCCCCTATAAATGCCGAAAGCTCGCCCCTCAAATGGATCAAGATTCTGGTGCTTCACCATCAACAATCCCACTGATGACGACAATCAACAATTGGCTGACCTTATGTCAAATGATCTTTGTACTTATCTTTGCTATGGTCGTGAAACGGGAGAAAGTGAAACGCCTCATTATCAAGCATATATTGAACTCCTCGTCCCCAACGATTTTCTTGGATTAAGAAACGACTTAAAAGAGCTCATATTGAATCACGCCTCGGAAGCCGCACCCAGGCAAGAAACTACTGCTTCAAGGAAGATCTCAACCCAGTCGAATATGGTATCTGGGTCCCCGATCGCCAAGGGCAAAGGAATGACCTCGTAGTTGTGCAACGGCTACTACAGGACACTTCGAATTCAATGACGGATATCGCCACCGATCATTTTGAATCATTTTGCCGCTACAGCCGCTTTTTTACTGAATATCGCGCAATGCACGCTATGGAGAGAGATGCTCCTACTAAGGTTTATGTATTTCATGGACCTACTGCTTCAGGCAAGACTCGCGCAGCTTTTGATATGAACTGCCATCAGATGGATTATATTGCTCCGTTTTTTACTGATCCACAGAATGCTCCTGTTTTGCTATTTGATGATGTCCACAACCCCGTCAACCTATTTGGTCGTAGACTATTTTTGCGTATTACGGATAGATACCCTATGAAGGTACGATGCCTCGGCAAGTACGTCGAATGGAACCCAACGGTTATTATATTTACAACTAATGATGATCCCAACACTTGGAACTTAGACGCCGCGTGTCGCCGTCGTATCGATGAAATCATTGCTTTTCCACTAGATAAGGGAGGGCTGGACGCCCTTCCCGCCTGCACTCAAGACCAGGCGAAGCCTGGGGACCTCCCACAATGTAATTGAGGTTAGGTTATTTCGTGCCACCGAAATGTGTAGAAGTGACCGGA